GAATCCTAGATTTGCTTATATTGCACCAACCTTTAAACAGGCGAAGTCAATCGCTTGGGATTACATGAAACAGTTTACTGCAAAAATCCCAGCAACAAAGTTTAATGAAACAGAACTAAGAGTAGATTTGCCGAATGGTGCTAGAATTACATTACTTGGAGCAGAAAATTCTGATGGGTTAAGAGGAATCTACCTAGATGGCTGCGTCATAGATGAATACGCAAACATTGAAGGAAAGCTATTTGCAGAGATAATTAGACCAGCTCTATCTGACAGAAAAGGCTACTGTGTCTTTATTGGTACACCTGCTGGAATGAATAATAACTTTTATGATCTATACCAACACGCTAATGGAGCAGATGATTGGTTTAACTATAAAGCTAAAGCAAGTGATACAAAAATTGTAGATCCAGAAGAATTAGAGAAAGCAAGAGAAGTTATGGGTGAAAAGAAGTACCTACAGGAATTTGAGTGTGATTGGATAGCAAATATAGAAGGTGCGATATATGGAGACGAAGTCGCCAAGTTAGATGATAAGAAGCAACTAGCAAGAGTACCCTACGATCCTACTTTACCTGTCTCAACTGCATGGGATCTCGGTGTCGCAGACCACAGTAGTATTATATTCTTTCAACAAAAAGGAACAGCAATACAAATAATAGATTACCATGAAGAACGTGGTCATGGATTACCACACTATATTCAGTTGCTAAACGAAAAACCATATGTTTACAAAGAACATTACGCACCACACGATATTGAAGTACAGGAGTTTGGCAATGGCAAAACAAGAAGAGAGATAGCTTATCAGTTAGGAGTTAGATTTAAGGTAGTACCGAAGCTACCAGTAGAAGAAGGAATCCACGCAGTAACTATGTTGCTCAACCGATGTTGGATAGATACAGACCATTGCAAAAGTTTGATAGATGCGTTAAGACATTACCATAGGAAGTACATCGACAAAAATAGAATGTTTAGATCGAAACCTGTACACGATTGGAGTAGTCATGCTTGCGATGCGATGAGGTATCTAGCAGTAGGGTTACAAGAATTAAATACTAGACAAAACGCTCCACAAAGTGTAGCAGATAATGATTATAGGATTATTTAATTATGGGATCAATATTTAAACCAAAGACACCACCTTTACCACCTGTGCAACCTTTGCCAGAACCACCAGATACAGAACTATCTGAAGCTGAACAAAAAAAATTAGACGCAGAGTTTGCTGCTAAAGAAAGAAGAAGAAGAGGAAGAAAGTCAACAATTAAAACCTCTCCACTAATTGCTATGGAAGAAGCTGATGTGGAAGAGAAAACTTTATTAGGATCATAATATGTTAGATAAAATTAAAAAAGCATTCAGTAAAACAAAAAAAGAAATTAAATCAGAAGTTAAAAAAGAAGTAAACGCTTCTGTTGAGATTGCAAAAGAAGTTAAGTCAGAAGTTAAATCTGCAACTCAATCTGAAACTAAATCTTCTTTATCATTTGGAAAATAATTATGGGTTCTAATAGTTCTAGTGGTGGTGGTGGTGGCAGAACAGATGCTGGACCAAATAGAACTACAGCTCAAAAATATACTGCACCAAAAGCAATAGGTGTAGATAAATTTGGCAATACAATAACACAGGGTACTGGTAATTATAAAACTATAAATGAAAGTGGTAAAACAGTTGGTAGTAGTTTTATAAGTGAGGGTGCAAACAAATCTAATAGAGATATAGATAAACTTTCTTTAAGTGGAACTAAAATTATTGCATCAATTGCAAAACCATTATTAGCCAAAGGTGCAAAGTACAATAGAAGAGCATTTGAAAATTTAGTTATAGGTAATACAAAAAGAGGAAGTAATATAAGAATTGATAGAGCTGAATGGGATGCGATGAGTGATGCTCAAAAAGAATCAGTTTTTAGTAAACATCAAAAATCTAGAATGCAGGGTAAGACAGATTTTTATGGTAGAGAAGTTAGGCAAGAAGGTGGTGGTAGTAATAACAGTAATGTAGTTGTTCAAGCACCAGAAGTAAAAGCACCAGCATCAATAGAAGTTTCTCAAGTTGTACCAGAAGTTACTTCAGAAGAAGCAAGAGCAACAGCAAATGAATTAATTAAAAAAAAAAGAAGAGGAAGAGGAAGATCTTTAATGATTGCAACATCTTCACAAGGTGCTAAAGATGAAGGTTTAACCTTAAGTGAAAAAAGTTTATTAGGATAATATGCAAACAGATTTAGCAAAAACATTATTAAAAAGATTCGACAGATTAAAATCTAACAGACAGAACTGGGAAAGTCATTGGCAAGAAGTTGCAGACTATATGCAACCAAGAAAAGCTGATGTAACTAAAACAAGATCTAAAGGTGATAAGAGAACAGAACTTATTTTTGATTCATCACCAATGCAAGCAGTAGAACTATTAGCTGCTTCACTTCATGGTATGTTGACGAACCCTGCTACTACTTGGTTCTCACTAAGATTTAAAGGTGGAGAGTTTGAAGATAACGATGAAGCAAAAGCCTGGTTAGAAGATTCTACTGAAGTTATGTACAATGCAATTAACAAATCTAATTTCCAACAAGAAATATTTGAGTTGTATCATGATCTAATTACATTTGGTACTGCAGCAATGTTTATTGAAGAAGATGATGAAGATACATTAAAATATTCTACAAGACATATTAATGAAATGTATATTTCAGAAAATGACAAAGGTAGAATTGATACTATCTTTAGAAAGTTTAAATTAACAGCTAGAGCTGCAATACAAAAATTTGGTGCTAATGTTTCTGATAACATTGTAACTGTAAACAGAAAAGATCCTTATGAAGAAATAGAAATACTTCACGCAATATATCCAAGATCTGATTTTGATCCTAAGAAACAAGATAAAGTTAATATGCCTTTTGAATCTGTATACTTAGAAGCAGGAACAGGTGATGAATTATCTGTATCTGGATTTAAAGAATTTCCATTTGTAGTACCAAGATACTTAAAAGCATCACACGAAATTTATGGTAGATCTCCTGCAATGACAGCTTTGCCAGACGTTAAGATGCTAAATGAAATGTCTAAGACTACAATCAAGTCTGCACAAAAACAAGTTGACCCACCACTACTTGTTCCAGATGATGGATTTATTTTACCAGTAAGAACTGTTCCTGGTGGATTAAACTTCTACAGATCTGGTACTAGAGATAGAATTGAACCATTAAACATTGGAGCAAATACTCCACTAGGTTTAAACATGGAAGAGCAAAGAAGAGATTCAATTAGAAATGCTTTTTATGTAAATCAATTGATGATGCAAAATGGTCCACAGATGACAGCTACAGAAGTTATTCAAAGAAATGAAGAGAAGATGAGACTACTTGGTCCAGTATTAGGTAGACTACAATCAGAATTATTAAAACCATTAATCGATAGAACTTTTGCATTATTACTTAGAAGAAATTTATTTAGACCAGCACCAGACTTTTTATCTGGTCAAGATATAGAAATTGAATATGTATCTCCACTAGCTAAAGCACAAAAATCTGCAGAGTTACAATCTATTATGAGAGGTATAGAAATATTAGGATCACTTGCAAATGTTGCTCCAGTATTTGATCATGTTAATATGGATAAACTTGTTAAACATTTAATGGATGTTGTAGGTGTTCCACAAAAAGTTTTAAAAACTCAAAACGAAGTTCAAGCTAAAAGAGAACAAGATCAACAACAACAAGCACAACAACAACAAATGGCACAGATGCAACAAGTTGCTGAATCTGCTGGAGCTGCTGCACCAATGGCAAAAGCATTACCGGAAGAAGCAAAAGCGTTAGCTAATGCTGAAGTTCAAGAATAATAAAAAAACAAAAGGATAGATATGCAAGACGAGAAAGCAGTACACGCTTATATAAAAAAACTACAAGAAAATTATAAACATATTTTTACATCAGATGAAGGTAAGGAAGTTTTATCTGATCTAGAAAAAAGATGTCATTATCATTCTACTACCAATGTTAAAGGTGATAGTCATGAGAGTGCATATATGGAAGGTCAACGAAGCATCCTTCTATTTATTAAACAAATGCTTCAAACTAATAAGGATAAATAACCATGTCAGAAGAACAGACAACTCAAGTAACTGAGCCTGTAGCAGAGACAACACAAACTACAGAACCAGTTGCACCAACAATAGCAACAACAAATAATTCAACTCCAGCAACCTGGAAAGATTCAATCTCACAAGAGTTTAGAGAAGATCCAAACATTTCTAAATTTACTGAAATAGATGCGTTAGCTAAAAGTTATATCAACGCAACTAGAATGATTGGTCAAGATAAAGTTGCAGTACCAAATGAAAACTCAACAGATGATCAATGGAATGAAGTGTATGGAAAACTTGGTAGACCAGAATCTGCTGATAAATATAAATTAGAAGTTAATTCTGAAACAGCTCAAATTGATGAAAGTTCAATTAAATCATTTGCAGAGAATGCTCACAAGCTAGGTTTAAATAATAAACAGGCTCAAGGTATCCTGGAATATTATAAAGATTCTATGGAAGGTTCTGCACAACAATCAAAAATAGATACAGAAACTGCACAAGCACAATCAGAAGCAGAACTCAGAAAAGAATGGGGTAGATCTTTTGATGAAAATCTAAAAAAAGCTGCATCAGTTGCTAAAGCTAATATGAATGAAGATGTATTAAATATGCAATTAAAAGATGGTACTCGTTTAGGTGATCATCCTTCAATTATAAAAGGTTTTGCAAACATTGCTAATCTTATGTCTGAAGATAAAATGATTGGAACAGATGAAGATAGTGCGACAGGTGGTAGAAATCTTGATGAAGAGATTAGTAAAATTGTTAATGACAGGGATGGTCCATATTGGAATAAGGCTCACCCAGATCATGATAAGGTAGTTCAACAAGTATTTACTTTGAGATCAATGAAGTAATGAATAAAGAAGAAATAAGATTAGAAATATTAAGAATGGTATTGGAAAGTGGATCAGAAAAAATAAAATCTGATCCCTTGCCAAGCTGTGAAAAATATTATACATGGGTTTCTATGGAGAATGAAAATTCTCCTAAGAAAAGTAAGACAATTCGAAAGAACCTTACTGACAACAAGGAATAGACTTGTAGTCTAAAAGACTTTAAATCCAAGAGAAGCCAGATTTTCTGAGAACGTCTCTGTTTTGTTTTAACATTAACTTAACAATAATAGGAGACATAATATGTCAACTGAAATAACAAAAGCATTTGTAGAACAATATAGTTCAAACATACAAATGTTATCACAAC